CATGCGTAGCATTAAAAGTAGCCATAATTTAGTCCTCCCTTACGTGTTCAAATCAACGACGCCCTGAAGGACGCCCTTGTAGCCACTACCGGAACCACGAAGAACCTTACGGCCAAAGACGTGAAGACCACGTACAATGTCAGCGAAGCTATCGGGGTCACGGATGACCTCAGTTTTTGCAATGTGCGAAGCGGTGCAGACTGCACTCATATGACCAGCAAGACAAGTAGTCTCACCACTGGTCCCAGATGGGCCAAACGTGTTCGTAGCAGCCGAACCAACAGAGCCGGTCTGGATGACGTTAGTTTGGTACAACGTGAAGCCATGAATTTTACGAGCCGTGACAGCACCATTCATCAAAGCTGACATGTTCTCACCAGTAACACTGGCGTCCATCAACTTAGCATCGGCCTGTTTCAGAATCTCGTAGAACCCAGAGTTGGCAACAAACCACCGGTTCTCTTGCGGTACATCGTTCGCATCAAGCTGTTGAGCCATACGAGCGAGATAGTTAGAACATTCATTACCTGTATTGCAGGAAATGGCTGCACCAGCCGCACCAGTATCAGTGGTAGCAGTGCCTTGAACAGCACTGTCGCTGATCTCTTTCAAGATGTTATAATCATATGCCTTCTTCAACGAGTACGCACCCGAAGAAGTTGCCAATGATTCCCAATTAACATGACTCTGACGTTCCTCAATATCGTCAACCTTGAAAGCAAAGTAGTTGCCCTGATCGACGGTTAAGGTAATTTCAGTATCAGTGATGTCTTGGGTATTAACGACAGAACCACGAGTGTACGCAGATACGGTAACCTCTGGTTCCTTGATGATTTTAACGGTGTCGCCATAGTTCTCGATTTCTCCCGAATAGTCGGTGTTTGTAATTGCTTCAGCAACCGACGCCCTACGGAAGAACTTGAGAACTTTTTGGCTGAAGATTGACGGGTTCCATTTACCATTAGGTAAATTGTCATAACCCGCCGAGGATGCAACAGACATGTTAGTCTCCTTTGCGGTTAAATTATTCTTCCCTCTCGTGAAGCTTTAACGATTTCAGTTTCTAGTTTTTCGAATTCGTGAGGCTTCAACTTAGAGATTTCAGCACTTGTCCAAATCTTTTTATCTCCACTACTGGTAGCAGACACAGTTTTCTGCGTGAAAGAAACAGCTTCTGCTGCATCTGCTTTCTTAGATTTAGACTTTGGTTGAACATTAGAATCCATTTTGTAAAGGTCGAGTATACGAGCAGCCCATCTAGCATCAGTACGGTTTTTATAGATACCGTTTGAAATAGTGTCAGGTTGGGAGTCTAGCCATTCTAGGAATTCTGAACTGTCTTTTAATTGTAGGAAGTCGGGGTGTAACACCAACAACTCCTGTTCAGCCGTTCTGTACTTGGCTTCTTCTTCTTTCTCAGTAAGAGCAGCAATACGTTTTTCAATTTCTGCTGTTCTTTCTTCTGCTTGAAGGCGGGAAACAGTTTCAACAACTCCATATACATCAGGATACTCTTGTTTGAATTCTTCGAGTTCTTCTGTTGTTTTAGGCATTGAAGCTAAAGAAGCAGTTTGACCTACTAGTTTAGCCTTGGCATCAAGGAGTTCTTTTTCTTGCTGCCACTCATTTCGTTGACGATCATGGTGGCTTTTAAGATCACTATATCTTTTTTGCCAATCATGTTCCTGTTTCTTAGAAACTAGTCCTTCACGTTTCTGAGTATTTTCCTCTTCAGAAAGGTCAGAAAGGTTTAGTACTTCTGTTTCTTCTTCATCAGAATCTGAGATAGTCCTTCGATATTCGTTCTGATATGGGGTAGGCTCTAATTCTTCCATTTGTTCTGTATCAACCATATTACCTCCTGGGGCCAAAGCGAGAACTTTGGGTGTCCGTTCTTGGTGTTTGCGAACAGGGCCTTTCGGGTAGCTGTTCAGTTTTTATTAAGCAACAGTTCGTAACTGTGCCAATAAATCTTCTTGTGGAGAAGGAGCAGCAGCCGTTTCAACAGGCGCACTTTCTGCTTCTCGTTGTTTCCTTACTTTTAGACCACGGTTATTCATATTCTCTAGCTTCTTCAATCCTATATAATCTACCAGAGGAGCAGGAATTACGATCTCTCCTTTAGAGATTCTTATTGGGATTTTCTCAGCAGTCTTAATCTCTACCGGGAGGTCTACTTCATCTTCTAAAGCAAGATCAATAGCCTCTTTGATTAGTTTGTTAATGGAACCTAGTCCTGTCAGTGTTGCTGCATCTTCATTTACAACATAAGAACCAACGGGGAGTTCCATATCCAGATCGTCTGCAACTCCAGTTGTCCCATCAGGATCATTGACTAGACCTATAGGACCAAGACCTAAAGCATCTAACTGTGTATCTGCCTGATCGGCTTCTACTAGATCACCTTCTTGGTATCCTTTGATGACGCCGCCGTGTTTCCATTCACCTGTTCCATCATCTCCACCAGTATCACCAGCATCACCAGCATCACCAGTGCCGTCTTCACCGCCACCTACACTTCCGGTATCACCACCAGCCGTAGCACCATCAGCATTACTACCATCACCAGTGCCATCTTCACCGCCACCTACACTTCCGGTATCTCCGGCAGTCGTAGCACTATCATCATTATCAGCGGTAGCGTCAGAAGCAGCGACTGAAATACTATCGTCCATTGCAATATCGGCCATAGCTTGGTTATTAGCTTGGTTATCAGCGGTAACTGAAATAGCGTCATCCATTGAAAGATCGGCTCTAGCTGCCATCATTGCTTTCCCCTCAGCCTCAGTAGGGGCAGAATGTTCCTTACCTAGAGCCGTTAATTCAGCAATCTTGGCTGCTATGGCTTCATCGTCTTCTTTACTAACTAGACCAAACGCACGGGCCGCAAGAGCCGGAGTAGAAAAGTTAGCAACGTAATTGGCAGCTAGAGCAGCAAAAGAGTATCCAAGTCCTGCTAATGTATTCGTACCTGTATCAATCCCATTTGAATGTTCTGCTGCATCTCCTAGTGCTTCAGTAAAAACCTTTTTAGGATCGTAATCTGGACTACTGGGATCAGAGACTTCGTACTGGGAGTCTGTCATATCCCCTATAGTAAGATCACGTAAGCCGGTTAAACCACCATCTTGAAAGCCTGTAGGTACCTCGCCATCCTTAAAATCCAATTCCAGGGTTGTAATAGGTGGTCCCTGTCTATACTCGTACTCCTGAACTTTCCTTGATGCAAAAGAAGCAAATACTTCTATAAGGAAGTCGTCATCCTGTTCTTCCATAGTAGGGTTATCTTGCATTTTATTGTTGTTCCATGTTATGGTTGACCAAGGAACTCTTGGTTACTTCCTTCAGGTGAAGGAGTTGATCCAGTAAAATTGCTTTCCCCTGCAACTGGTGTATTTCCAATACCGATGTTGCCGCCACCAACGCCCGATGGGTCCATTGGATTTGCTCCTGGAGGTACGCCTGGACCGGCTCCCATGTCAGGGGATTGTTGACTATTGGGAGAAGCTTCTGGGCCGTTTCCTGCTGCATTAGATAAACCTCTTAAAATATCTGCAAAGATAGCTGCTTCGTTAGGATCGTTAACCAATTCATCTGGATCAATATCCTGAGAGATAGCAAGCTCTTTCATCAAGTTGGGTATTTTAATAAACGGTGCTAACATGGGGTTAGCCACTGTTTGTAGTAGGGTTGTTAGTCGTTGAGTACGTACTTCCTTCTGTATGATGGAAGAAGTACCTTTAGGTTTAATCTCTAGGTCGCCAACAATCTCAGCATCATCATCATTGAACTGCATGTTCCACTGAAAGAAAGATTCCCCTAGAGGCTTCAGTAGGAAATCATCTATGTTTTTAATGACAGTCTTAATCGATAGTCCCGATGAATTCAGGATCATGGATAGACCAGAGGCGGTCCTACCAGTTCCCGTTACACCTGTCTGTCCGTGGGATACAGAAGCGATACCTGTCTGTTCATCTGCTAATCGTCTAGCAGTATCGAACATCTGTAGGTTCTCGTTCGCAGTACTGGGAAACTTAATACCGTTTACTGCTGTACCTGTTTGCCCAGACTGACGCCTGAAGATTTTACCAGGATAGATATTCATAGACTGTCCTGGGACCAGTTGAGTTTCATCAATATCAAAGACCATGTTACCGGCAAGGGCTAGGTTATCAATAGCCATTCTCATATGACCATTCATCAATAACTGAGAATCTTCCATGTTCTCTGCAACACCGATACCAAAGAGTTGATATGGGTTCAGTTCATATGGGAAAGAAAAGAATGGGATACGAGCAGGTACAAAAGGATTAAGGACTAACCGAAGGATTGAATTTCCAACTATCCATGCATTCACTTGTACGGAATCTAACTCACTGACACTATCAGGAACATCTAAACCAAACTGTCTAGCTGCTGTTGCGTCTAACATACCCCAGTATTCTAGTACCTCGTACCTGTTATTGGAGAAGGTAGAAGCATCCCCTTCAGAATGAATTTCAGATTCAAAGTATTTAGCCACGTATGTGGGGGATTCAGAGAGGACATCTTCGATAACTTCTTTATTGAAGTAGGGGCGCTGGGCCAGACTACGTAGTTGTTCCCTG